CTGGGGACGGTGTAAATATTCAAGACATCCCATTCCGTTTTATAAATTGTTTTGTAGCGGGATTGTCTTATATGTTAAGCGTTAAGTTGCCTAATACAGACCCGCAAAGAGTTATGGGGTTAAAAATGGATTATGAGGAACAGTTTAATTTAGCGGCGCAGGAAGATAGAGAGACAGCCCCAATTAGATGGGTTCCTAGAAACTTGTTCTATTCAAGGTAATATATGCCGTCAAAGTATAGTTCTGGCAAACACTCGATTGCTGAATGTGACCGTTGTGGGCAAAGATATAAATTAGTACAGCTTAAAAAACTGACTATTAAGACCAAGCAAGTAAGCATTAAAGTATGCCCTGAGTGTTGGGAACCAGATCAACCTCAGTTACAATTAGGTATGTACCCGGTCAATGACCCACAAGCAGTACGGGAACCAAGGCCAGATACAAGTTATTATGCGTCAGGACAAACGGGTTTACAAACCCAAAGCGGTAACGGAGTGGCTATAGACCAAAACGGATACCAAGCTGAGGGTAGTAGAGTATTTCAATGGGGCTGGAACCCTGTTGGTGGTGCAAGTAGTTTTGACACGATATTAACGCCAAATTACTTGATTGCAATAGGGCAGGTAGGTACAGTAACATTAACAGTTAATTAGGAGTAAATTATGACATTTAAAAAAGGCGCCAATGGCATTGAGTCCAAAGGCAAAACAAAAGGTAGAAACCTAGGTGATTCAGGTCCTACAGCTAAAGTTGACAACGGTGGAAAAAAATCTGCTGGGGTAACGTCTATGAAGATGAAACAAGTAGGGCGCAATATGGCTCGTGCTATGAATCAAAAGTCTTCAGGTAGAGGTCGTTAATCATGGCTAAATTTTCTATGAAACAAAACGGGAAAGAAGTAGGTTCTGCTGCCGTATATGCTGAACCGCACACTATGGATGGTAAATCTATAAAAGCTATTGATATTGGCTATAAAACAGATCCTAACTCTATGAGTGCAATTGAGTCTACTCCGGGTGGTATGCCTGCTCGCAGAGTAAGTATGGGTAATCCTGATTCAAAACAAGTAAACAAAAACGGTGAAATGAAACAACGTGGATCTGGCGCAGCAACTAAAGGCTACACATCTCGTGGTCCAATGGCTTAAGGGTAAACCCTAATGAATTACGTACAGCTGTATCAGGCAATACAGGACTATTCTGAGAATACGGAATCTCTATTTGTAGGGAATATCCCACGCTTTGTAATGGAAGCGGAAGAGCGCATATATAACTCAGTTCAGATCCCATCGTTACGTAAAAACGTGACAGGTACACTTACGGCTAGCAACAAGTATTTATCTTGCCCTGACGACTATTTGTCTACTTACTCAATAGCTGTTATTGATGGGTCTGGTAACTATACATATTTGCTAAATAAAGACGTTAACTTCATTAGAGAAGCATACCCAAATACGTCTGCTAGCAACAATGGCTTGCCTAAGTATTATGCTTTATTTGGGTCTCAGTACAGCAATGCAAACGAGCTATCTTTTATTTTAGGCCCTACTCCTGATGATAGTTACACTGCTGAACTACACTATTTTTACTATCCAGTATCTATTGTACAAGGGGCTATTCTTAATATCGGCACCATTACTGGGGGTTCTTTATATACCAACGGTAGCTATAGCAATGTGCCTTTAACAGGCGGCTCTGGGTCTGGAGCTACTGCAAATATAACTATTTCTGGACAAACAGTAACTTCTGTAACTATTAAAAATAACGGTAACTTCTACGTTGCTGGAGATGTATTGTCGTGCTCTAATACTTATGTTGGCGGTTCTGGCTCTGGTTTAGTTATACCTGTAAGTTCTGTTAACAATACTGCGGGCACTAGCTGGCTTGGTGATAACTATGATCCAGTCTTGTTTTATGGTGCAATGCGGGAAGCCATGCTCTTTATGAAGGGTGAGCCAGACTTGGTTAAATACTACGAAGAAAAGTACACCGAAGCTTTAGCCCAATTAAACCGTCTTGGTTCTGGTCTGGAACGTGGCGATGCTTACAGGGATGGGCAGTATAGAATTGGACAGGTTAAACCATGACAATTGCCCAAGGTCAATGCACAATCTTCAAGAAAAACTGCTTAAGTGCTTTAGAGAACTTTGCAGTTGGAACCCCTTATACTTACAAAATAGCCCTTTATACGGCTAATGCTACTCTAAACCAATCCACTTTAACCTATACAACTACAGGCGAAGTGGTGGGTACGGGGTATACGGCAGGAGGTCAAACCCTTACTGTTATACCCCCACAGGTTGATGACTATACGGCGTATTTGTCTTTTGCTACAGTAACTTGGAATCCAGCTTCCTTTACTGTTAGGGGCGCTTTAATCTATAATAGTACAACTAATGCAGCTGTAGCAGTGCTAGATTTTGGTGCGGACAAAACACCTACAACAAGTTTTACAATAACGTTTCCTACGGATAATGCCTCTAACGCAATTATTCGTTTTTCCAATTAAGGAGCATTTTATGCAAAAAGAAATAGCAAGCTGTGGCGATCATGCTGTAGCAACATTACAAGCAAACGCTGGGTCAAACGAAACCCTTGGCGTTGATGGTTTTTATCACGTTGAATGCCGTGATGCACAGGGTAACTTAAAGTGGACTGAAGAGTTTCCTAACCTAGTCGTAGCGGCTGGTAAACAGCTCTTGCTAGATACGTTGCTCCGCACATCTGGCACATACACTACAGTTGGGCCTTTCTTAGGTTTGACTAAAGTTAGTTTGACTCCAGCGGCAACAGACACAATGACTACTTTGGTTACTACTAATGCCGCTGAGTTTACTAACTACACAGTTGGTGGTTCCGCAGTTCGTGGTACAGCAGTGTTTGGCGCTTCTACTTCGTCTGGTACTACACCATCTAACGTAACAACTTCTAGCGCTACTGCAATTACCTACACTATTACTGGTGCTGGTGGTACTGTATATGGCTGTTTCTTGGTTACTGGATCTGGCGCTGTTAGTACACAAAGCTCTACAGCAGGTACTTTGTACTCTGAAGGCAATTTTACTACTGCCAAAGTTACAACTGCGGGCGACACAGTAAGCGTTACTTACAGCACAACTGCTACTAGTTAAGGAGTCCTAAATGGCTCTGGCGCTGTATGATCGTGTCCAACAGACCGGTACTGCTAATACAACCGTAAGTTTTACATTAAGCGGAAGTGTTACAGGGTACCAGTCTTTTTCCGTTGTTGGTAACGGTAATACTACTTATTATGGAGCTACAGATACTTCTGGAAATTGGGAAGTAGGTATTGGCACGTATTCAACTACAGGCCCAACATTAACTCGCACAACAATTCTGTCTTCTAGTAACTCAGGTTCTGCGGTTACATTTAGTGGTGCTGTTACAGTATTTGTTACTTACCCATCTGAGCGTTCTGTAAACCTTGATGGGTCTAACAACGTTAGTGCTTTAGGTACAATTTCTTCTGGTGTATGGAACGGTTCAACAATTCCTGTAGCTTACGGCGGCACAGGCGTAACAACTTCATCCGGCGCTAGTTCTGTTATGTTGCGGGATGCCAATCAAAACGTATCTATTAACCGGCTCAACCAAAGCACTACTACAGTTGCCGCAGCAGCAGGCACAACCACATTAACAGTCGCTTCTACATTTAGCTGGGTATTAACTGGCACAGGTGGACAAACATTTAGATTACCTGACGCTACTACATTAACCAATACAACAGCATTTGAATTTAATAATAACGCTACTGGCACTTTAACTATTGTTGATAACGCTTCTGGCGCTGTAGGTACTATTGCTTCTGGTGGCGCCGCTGCTATTGCTCTTTTGTCTAATGCTACTGTAGCTGGTACATGGGATGTCCATGCTTATATTCCTGAAAATGTGCAATGGGGTACAAATTCTTTAGCGTTAGGCTCTACTGTTATTTCTGGTGGTACTTGGCAGGGCGGCACAATTGCTTCCGGGTATGGCGGTACAGGGTTAACTACATTTACTGCAGCTAACAACGCTTTATATTCAACATCTGCATCTGCTTTAGCCGCTGGTACACTACCTATTGCAGCTGGCGGAACAGGCGCTACTACAGCAGCGGCGGCATTTAATGCTTTAAGCCCTATGACAACAACGGGGGATTTAACTTATGAAGCCTCTGCTAGTACTGCTGCAAGACTGCCTATTGGTACATCGGGTCAAGTATTAACTGTATCTGGGGGTATTCCAGCATGGGCGGCAGCTCCGGGGTCTAGTACTCTTAATATTCAAGATTTTACTGCTACATCAGGACAAACATCTTTTACGCTTACTTATACTGTAGGTCTTGTAGAAGGCGTGTATCGCAACGGTATTAAACTTGGTACAGCGGACTACGCAGCGACAAGTGGTACGGCTATTGTTTTAGGTACTGGCGCTATTACAGGCGATTTAATCCAAGTAGTTTATTTTACGGCTGTAGCAGTTACAAACGTAGTTAATACTTTCTCTGCTGGTACTACAGGGTTTACCCCATCTACTGCTACTACGGGTGCAGTTACTTTAGCAGGTACTTTGGCAGTTGGTAACGGCGGTACAGGCGCAACAACATTTACAACAAACGGCGTTCTTTATGGAAATGGTACGTCTGCTGTAGGCGTAACCGCTGCTGGTACTACAGGACAGGTTTTAACTGCAACTACAAGCGGTGCTCCTACTTGGGCTGCTGCTGCTGGCGCAACTATTACAGGCACTACAACTGCTGGTACTTACTATGTTGTTGGAACTACATCAA